AAACGACAGGATATTATGCAATGTTTGAGTATACAAATGGTTTCCGCAAAGCTATTTACTGGTCTAAGAAGAAAATGGAGGCACATGCAAAAAAATATTCAAAGTCATATTGCAAAAGCAGTAGCGTTTGGCAGACAAACTTTGATGCGATGGCATATAAAACAATGCTTAGACAGTTAATCAGTAAATGGGGCATTATGTCGATTGATATGGTGTCAGCTCTGGATGCAGATATGGCAGTTATCAACGAAGATGGAACAAAGAATTATGTTGATAATGCCAGTTATACATATACAGAAAGTAACAAAGAAGATGTAATTGAAGTAAAAGAGGTAAAAGTAGAACAGGAAACAGAGATTCCAGGGCAAATGGATATAACAGATTTTCCTGACGCAGTAAATACAGAGAATAAAGCAGACCCTAGAGCAGCTTTATTTGGAAATTAAAAGGGGATTCGCAGTTCATACTGCTTATCACATATATCACACAAAAAAGTACATAGCAGCTCTGCAGTCTGTAGGGCTGCAAAAGGAGGCGTCCTAAAATGAAGAGTGGATGGATTAAATTACATAGAAAACTGGCAGATAATCCAGTTGTTATGAAAGACTCTGATTACCTTGCATTGTGGGTTTATTTGCTGTTACAGGCGTCACATGCACCCTTCCCGATTATATTTAAGGGTGAGAAAATTACATTGAAACCGGGGCAATTAATCACCGGTAGAAAAGTCCTTTCGTCCGAATTGAAGATTGACGAAAATAAAGTAACTAGAATTTTAAAAACTTTTGAAAATGAACAACAGATTGAACAACAAACTTCTAATAAAAACCGCTTAATTACAATAGTTTCGTGGGACGTTTACCAAAAAGGTGAACAACGAAATAATCAACAGGTGAACAACAAGCGAACAACAGATGAACAACAAGTGAACACAAACAAGAATAATAAGAATATAAAAGATATAAAAGAATATAAAGAAAAAGCGCCTAAGCGCAATTATCAAAAAAATAAATTTAATAATTTTGAGCAAAGAAGCTATGACATGGGTGAACTTGAACGAGCGTTGTTGAAATAAATGATAAGATTTGCATAGAAAAAGAGGTGATAAATTGAAAGTGATTATGTTTGCATTAGTGCTCTTAGCACTTGCAGCAACCTGCTGGATGATTGTTCGAGACACTGACAGAGAAGTGGACGATGCGGAGCAGGAAGAATATTTGAAAAGATGGATGGAGAAGAGAAAGAAATGATAAAGAACATGGGAGAAGACAGAGTAATTATATCTTTGACAGAAGATGAATTGTTAGATGCTATTGAAAATTTTAAAGTATTGAAACCAATGATGCAAAATATTGTACGTAAAGCAAATGGTAGTGATACAAAACAGGGAACGAAAGACGCAGTTGAATTAGGGCATGATTTCGATGTAGCGATTGAAGCTATGACAATGCTGGTTGTGAATATCCAGAAAGGAGAGAAATCTTGAGAGTAACACTGAAAAATGGAGTTGTATTAGAATTTGACTCGACCGGAATGGTGGAAGATTTTAAAGAATGTGCACGAATGGCAGAAGAATCAGGCGGTGAGGATTGCAAAGATTGCAAAACATGCAAATGCAATAAAGACGTTGGTGATATAGGGCTGTGTATGATTCCGGAAGTGGAGAAAGCGTTAGAGGGAGAAAAATGATTAAAGGAAAAGCAAAAATGGAATTTGGTACTGGCGATATCAGAATGACAGGAGTGCTAAGCGAAGGAGTTGGTGCATTGTGTTGCATTACTCAAGAGCCACATCGAATTGGTGAAAAAGCTCCTGTTGAAGATACGTGGAGCGCAAATGAAGCCGAAGTGATTTTAACATTTACAAAAACAGAAAGTATTGATGTGCTTATAAGTGAATTGAAAGATGTTAAAGCAATGATGGATGGAAATTATGACTTTGAAACAGGAAGAAGTGCAGAGCCAGTTGATTTAGATGCCTTTTTGAATGATTGCAATTCAGAAGAGACTAAATCATTGTTAAGAGAATACTGCCAGAAAGAGATTCCCTCAATGCCAACTTTTGAAGGGGATGGCTATGCTCCTGATTGGACGGAGGAAGAATAAATGAAATATGCGTGTGAAAGATGTTCAAAAATTTTAAGTAATTTAAAAGATTGCGCTCAATTAGAATTAAGTCAGAAAGGTTACGGTACACTTGATAAAATTATTTTATGCAAAGAATGCTCTGATGATTATTATAAGTTTTTGAATAGTGATTATGCATTGGTCAAGAAGAGTACATTGAGCAATCTTGAGATTAAAAATATTTTAAAACAAGGAGAATGAAATGACTTACAGAGATATTACATCCCAGAGTGCACAGACACTCTGGGGAACGAGAGCGGCAGAAAGAAATGCTGAAACAAGAAAGAGACTTGAACGAGAGCATAATGTCAGAATCGGGGACAAGGTGAAAATTGTCACGGAAGAAGTGAGCGAGGAAAAAGACGGACGCAGAAAAAGAAAGAAAATCAGAAAAGCAACAGTTGTTGATTTATACGAAAATTTTATCCTGCTGCGAATTAAAACAAGAACGGAGAACAGCTTTTGTGAATCGTTTGCGTAGAAAGAATTTGAAGCAATGAGAAAATAGTACGGAGAGCAATATAATGGCAAAAAGTGAAGAAATCAGAATGAAAGAAGAATTTCTCGAACAGTATCGGAAATCTGTTGAAGAGGAACAATATTTACTTGTAGAAATAAAAGAACTAAAAGGCGATATGCTGCAAAGTGGGACTGCTGATGGGATGCCAAGAGGAAGAAGTGGACAGAGCGATTTGGCAGATTGGATTATAAGAAGAGACAAGCAATTAGAAAAGTTGACAAGTAAGCTCTGCACAGAGAAATTCAAACAATTAAAAATCAGAGAAACGATTGGAACGCTGAAAGATGCAAGAGAAAAAGAAATTCTGAAAGACATTTATATTTACGGCTTAACATTTAGCGAAATGGAAGAGAAAACTGGAAAAGCAAGAGTGACTTTAAAAAGATTAAAAAGTAATGCTTTAGAGAAACTTGAAATTATAGCAGATGATTTAAAAGAGGTTTTAGATTATAAATGGAACGAAATGATGTGAAATGGAACGAAATGATGTGAAATGGAACGAAATGATGTGAAATGGAACGAAATTACTATTGATAGTCAAATGAGTCAGGTGTAAACTATAAGCTGTCAGAAGGGTACAAAATACTTTAACTTTTCTTTTTAAACCTAAAGCCCCCTAAATGTATTATGAGGTTGAAGCGTAGTTCAGTTGGGAGAACACTTGCAAGAGGTCGAGGGTTCGAGTCCCTCCGCTTTAATTGTTGCGTGACGGCAACAGCTACTTATCTGGCGAGAAGATAAGGGTCTACAAGTACCGAACTTGAGTGGTTAAATTGTATAGTTTTCATAATTTACTCCCTAGCTTTTTTCTTTTGTGATAGCACCCAGAAATGGGTGCTATTTTGTTGCCCAAAAAGGAGGTGAGCACAGTGACAGAAAAACAAAAAATATTTGCAGACGAGTATTTGATTGACTTAAATGCCACTCGTGCTTACAAAGTGGCATATCCTGCTGTGAAAAAGGATGAAACAGCAATGGCAAATGGAAGCAGGATGCTAAGAAATGCTAAGGTTGCGGAATATATCGCAGAGCGGATGCAGGATAGGCAGGAGCGCACAGAAGTCACACAAGATAGAGTAATCGCAGAGTTGGCAGCAATCGCATTTGCAAAGGCAACAGATTATGTGAGCATCAGAGGTGATGAGGTTCTGCTGCATGATACTGATAAATTGACGGAAGCGCAGGTCAGAGCGATTGCAGGCATCAAGCAAGGAAAAAATGGAATTGAGCTTAAACTGAATGATAAAGAAAAGGCTCTGGAATTGTTAGGACGTCATTTAGGTATGTTCAAAGACAAAGTAGAAGTGTCTGCGATAGATGAAGAAAAATCGAAATTAGAGGCAATTTTGAAGCAAATAGGCGGTAATGAGTAGTGAGTGCTGAGAACTTACTTTTATCTGAAAAATACAAAGCATTTTTAAAGTGCGATGCGCCAGTCGAATTTCTCGAAGGGACAACAGCAGCAGGAAAAACGACAGTTGGACTGTTTAAGTTTGTACTCAAAGTTGCACAGAGTCCGAAAAAGTTGCATATCATTGCGGCAAAGGACACCGGTACGGCAGAAAAAAATATCATCAATAAGGATTTGGGAATTGTTGACGATTTTGGCTGTCTGGTCAAGTACAACGGAAACGGCACAAAAGATGATAAAATACCTCACATCCTGCTGCATACAAACGCAGGGGATAAAGTTGTGTATGTCCTTGGATATGGAGATAAACAGAAATGGCAGAAAGCCCTTGGTGGTCAGTATGGATGCTTATATATCGACGAGCTGAACACGGCAGACATTGACTTTGTTCGTGAGGCGGCGATGAGGTGTGACTATTTCATGGGCACGCTGAATCCAGATGACCCGAACTTAGATGTATATAAAGAGTATATCAATTGCTCAAGACCTCTTGCAGAGTGGCGAGACGATACTCCGCAGGAGATACTTGACGAGCTGACAGAAGAGGCAAAAAGTGGCTGGGTACACTGGTTCTTTGGATTTAATGATAATGCAGGGCTTCCAGAGGCGAAGAAACAGCAGATTATACAGAATACTCCGAAAGGAACGAAAATCTGGAAAAACAAGATATTGGGACTCCGAGGAAAAGCAACCGGATTGATATTTCCGAACTTTAGCAGAAAAGAGCATGTTGTTACTGAAAAATGGGTGCAGAGACAGCTACAAGATAGAAAAATCAAATTCAAGAAATTCACAGCAGGGCTTGATACATCATACTCAGCGAAAACTCATGATACAATTGCAATGACATTTATGGGAATTACAGATGATCGCAAACTTATTATGCTTGCAGAACAAGTATACAGCAACAAGGATTTAGAAAATCCGCTAGCACCGTCTGACACGGCTGTAAAGTTTGTAGAGTTCTTGGAACGGTGCAGGGAAAAATGGGGATTTGCAAAAGAGACTTATATCGACTGTGCAGATGCTGCTACAATCACGGAATTACGCAAATATAAGCGTCTGCAATGGTGTTTGTATAACTTTATTGAATCGTATAAAAAAGTAGCCATTTTGGACAGAATTAAGCTACAACTGGGCTGGATTACGCAAGGGTGTTACATAGTTGTAGATACTTGCGTGGAGCATATCTCGGAACTTGAAAGGTACTCTTGGGACGAGGAAAAAGATGTGCCGGAAGACCGAAACGACCACACGATTAACTCTCAGCAGTACGCTTGGATACCGTACAGGCATCTGATAGGATTTGAAGAGGAGGCACACAGTGAAGTGGATGCAGGAAATGAATGAAAATTTAAAAAGAGGTCTACGGAGCTGGTTGAATGTACTGCCGGCAAATCCGTACAATTTTAGTATCAATGAAATGCTTGATTTCGAGGGGCACTCGATTCGCAATCGAATCTGGTTCCGAGGTGACAGCAATGAATTAGAGCAGTTTTATATGCAGAACTGCGAACATGCAGACAGATATAAATTCTGGGCGAGTAAGTGCTCAAAAGGGATGGAAATGCGAAAAGTGCATACCGGTCTGCCTGGGCTGATGGTAAGAACTCTTACAGCAGTAGTATTACCGGACATGGATGGATTTGAGTTTGAGAATCCGTCACATGAAAACATTTGGAAAGCAATCGAAAAGGAAAACAAATTTCAGCGAAAACTGGAAAGTGCACTGAAAGAGACGCTTTATATTGGCGATGGAGCTTTTAAAGTAACGATTGATACGAATATAAGCGAGTATCCTATTCTGGAGTGGTTTCCAGGCGACCGAGTTGAGTTTGTGAGACAGAGAGACCGCATACAGGAAGTTATATTTAAAACACCGTACAGGAGCAATGGAAAGACGTACACGCTAAATGAGCGATACGGATATGGCTATATTGTGAATGAGCTTTATTTTGACAACAAAATAGTTGATATCAAGAGTTTTGAAGCAACACAAAATCTTACAGATGTGACATTTGACAACAATGTAATTCTTGCTGTGCCACTTATGATATATGAGTCAGCGAAATATGACGGAAGAGGTGGCAGTATTTTCGATGGCAAGCTAGACAATTTTGATTCGCTTGACGAGGTTTGGTCACAATGGATGGATGCACTCAGAGCCGGACGAGCAAAAACATACATTCCAGAGTGCTTAGTGCCACACGACCCAAGCACAGGGGCTATTGTAAGCCCTAACGCTTTTGACGACCGCTATTTCTCAGCGGATGGAGATATGAGAGAGGGGCAGAAAAACAAGGTTGTTACTGTTCAGCCTGCGATTCCTCACGAAAGCTATTTATCGTCTTATATCACTGCTTTAGATTTATGTCTACAAGGGGTGCTGAGTCCATCTACACTCGGAATTGACACAAAAAAGCTCGATAACGCAGAAGCACAAAGAGAGAAAGAAAAGACAACGCTCTACACGAGAAATGCAATTGTAGAAGCGTTGCAGGAAGCACTGCCGGACGTTGTCTCAGCTTGTATTAATGCAAATAATTTTCTACAGAATCAGGTAGCAGAAGAGGTGCAGGCAAATGTTACGTTTGGAGAGTATGCAAATCCGTCGTTTGAGAGTCAAGTGGAAACGGTCGCAAAAGCAAAGCAGGGCGGTATCATGAGTATTGAGCGGTGCGTAGAAGAACTGTATGGAGATAGTCTCGATGAGCACTGCAAAGAAGAGGAAATCGCACGACTAAAAGAAGAACAGGGTATACAAAGTGTAGAAGAGCCGTCACTGAATATGGAACTTGGTGATTTTAAAACGCATACAGAAAAACAGGAGAGGGCGAAAATGAAAGTGAAAGTGGGACCACGAATTTACAAATTGAACCGTAGCGAATACGAGGGACTTCTGAAAATCGCAAAGGAGCAGATGCCGGTTGGAGTGTATGCAGTAGAGAAAAAGGACTATGCAGAATTGAGATATGATATTTGTGAGAGCAAGAGTGAGTTAAAAGAAGTTATCGGAACTTTTGAAGCGTCGGGTTTCAAGGTATACGCAAATGGCAATAAATAGCGAATATGACGTCGGCAAAGCATTTGAGGCAATCGAAAATGAATTGATAGCTTCGATGATGCGAAACTTCAAAAGACACAAGTTTGAAGAAATTAAAGAAAGTAAGCAATGGAGCATGTGGCAGACAGAAATGCTTCATACTCTTGAAAAGTACAAAAAACAGAATAGTAAGAAGTATAGAGAGCAATTTCGGGATATCAATTCTGAGATTGCTTCTTTAATTTCAGTTGCAAATTCAGATGGACAGATGCAACAAGAAAAAGCGATACTGGAAGCAATCAGAAAAGGATTCCGAGGGCACAGAGTTGCAAAAGGGGCACAGGCAGAGTTTTTTAAGCTGAATGAAAGAAAACTTGAAGCTCTGATAAAAGCAACGATGGACGATATGAAAAAGGCTGAAACGGCGGTGCTACGCATGGCTAACGACAAGTATCGAAAAATCATCTATAATGCTCAAGTTTATGCAAACACAGGAGCAGGAACTTATGAGCAGGCGGTAGATATGGCAACTCATGATTTTCTGTCGGCAGGATTAAACTGCATCGAATACAAAAACGGTGCAAGACACACACTTGCAGATTATGCAGATATGGCAATCAGAACAGCGAGTAAGAGAGCGTATCTGCAAGGCGAAGGGGTGAAACGGCAGGAGTGGGGAATACATACCGTGATTGTAAATAAAAGAGGGAATCCCTGTCCGAAGTGCTTGCCCTTTGTAGGTAAAGTGCTGATTGATGATGTTTGGAGCGGTGGAACAGGCGCAGAAGCATCGGAAAGTGGATATGGGCTTATGAGTTCAGCAATTTCGGCGGGGTTGTACCATCCAAGATGCAAGGATTCACATACTACATACTTTCCTGGCATCAGCACACCGCCAGATGATAAATTTAGCCGTAATGAGCTAAAAAAAATAGAAAAACAGAATCGTAAAGAAGCAAAAGAGCAATATGCAGAACGACAGGAAGAGAAATTTGAAAGATTAGAAAAGCACTCGCTTGATATGAAAAATAAAGAGCAGTATGCAATTAAAAAAGAATCTTGGAAAGAACAGGCATATCGAGCTGTTGAAAAGGGCGAAAAATCGACTATATTAATAAATCAGTTTCAAAAAACTGAAATTAACATTAATAAGATTGAAACATATCCAGGAGAAATATATGTATCTGATTTAGCAGCAATTAAACCTCGAGCATTGAATACAATAAATCAAAGAACAGAACAGGCATTGAAACAATGGAAAATTGAATTGTCAAGAAAACCGAAAATTGTGATTGTTTCACCAGAAGAGATGCCGACTGCTTATGGTAAATATGATGCAATTCAAAATGCTGTTTTCTATCTTCCCCAAATTGTTGACAGTAAAGTGGTAAAAGACCAAGGGAATATTGAATTTCACGAAATGTGGCACATGAAGCAAGCAGAAAACTTTAGAGCAAAATATGGTGAAATTACAAAAGAAAATTACGGTAAATACATAAAAAATTCTTGCAAAGAAGCAAAGAAAACAGTTGACTCAGCTGGCATTAATGAATACAATGTAAGTGAAATAAGCAAATATGCTAAAGAAATGTATGATTTTGGAAGATATGATGAAGTAGAAGCGGAGTATATGACATTGCATAGGAGAAGGTGAAAATGGTAATTAGAGAATATCCCGAAGAAATAAGGAAACTTATGAAAATATATGAGCCATATTCAAATCGTATTCATAATGGAAAACTTAAAAACGCACCAGAAAAGGCAATTGAGGCTTTTGAAAAAGTAAAAAAATGGATATGGGAACAAGGACAATAGTACCATCAATCGAAAGGTTGGTGGTATTTTTATACCCATTTTTAAGGAGATGCTTATGAAGCACAGACAAAGATACATAGTAACTCCTGATGCAGACCGGATTGCACCGGATTGGCTGGCAGTTCGGATTAATTACGACACAGTGAACTTTATCTATCAAGTAGTGGATGGAGCAGTGCAATTGAAAGGAGTGAGAATCGGGCATGAAATCGCAAGAATTGGCGACGTTGTGGTACTTAAAACTGGCAAGCTACACATAGAAAGGCGGTGATTCTTTTATCTCCCTTTGAGGTGCGGGGTGAAGCACCTTATTTTTATGTCAAAACGCAACAAGACTTAAAAAGGTGTGCGGGCGGTGACACCGATGACAATGGATAATAGAGTGACACTCTTAAAATGGAGGAATAGAAAATGTTTAAAATGAATTTGCAGTTTTTTGCAGAACCAGCTCCTGCTGCTCCGGAAGATCCTGATACAAATACATCAGGAACAAATAGCAATTCACAGCCAGAGCCTGCTGCGATTGATTACGAGAAAATACAGCAGATGTTGGAGGGAACGCTGGCAGCAAAAGAGGATACTGCGTTGAAAGCATATTTCAAACAGCAGGGATTATCTCAGCAAGAAGTGGAGCAGGCAATTGCAACATTTAAGGAACAAAAAGCAGCAAATCAGCCGGATGTGGCAGGGATGCAAAACAATTTGCTGGCAGCTCAACAGGAGGCGCAGAACGCAAGAATTGAGTCTGCTGCAACGATTGCAGCTGTAGCACTCGGAATTGATGCAAAAACAATCCCTTACGTTCTGAAAATGGCTGATTTAGGTCAGGTCATGGGGAAAGATGGAAAAATCAATGATGAGGCTATGACACAGGCACTTAACAAAGTGCTCGAAGATGTGCCAGGTTTAAAACCGGCGCAGAACTCACAGCGAGGATTTACACAAATCGGTACCGGTGGAAATCCAGCACAGAACCCGCAGAACCCAGCGCAGAGCAAGCCGACAGTGGCTTCAAAGCGCTGGAATAGATGGAATTAAGAGAGGTATAAAAAATGGCATTAAATTACGCAGAACAGTGGAATTCGCAGTTACTTGAAATTTTGATTCAGGGAACATTAACATCTCCGTTTGTTACAGATAATGTAAGATGGGTCGGAGCAAAGACATTTCATTTTACTCAGATGAGTACAACTGGTTACAAAAATCACAAAAGAACAGGTGGCTGGAATAAAGGTAACTATGTACAGACAGATGTACCGTTCACAGTAACTCATGATAGAGATATTTCATTCCTCGTGGATAAGGCAGATGTCGATGAGACAAACGAAACGGCTTCAATTTTCAATATTTCTGAAACATTTGAAAAGACACAGGTTGTGCCGGAAACAGATGCTTTATTCTATTCAAAAGTAGCGCAGGTGGCACAGAAAACAGAAGGATATCATTCCTCAACAGCTGCTGCAACGTATACAAAAGCTAAAGTGTTCGGTATGTTAAAAGATATCTTAGCAAAAGGCAAATTAAGACGTTACAGAGCAAGAGGCTCACTTATCATGTATGTAACAACCACAATCATGGATGCACTGGAACAGTCCACTGAGTTCACACGAAAAATTGAACTGACTCAGATTGCAGAAGGTGGTATCGGAATTGAAACAAGAGTAACCGATATCGACGGTGTGCCGGTAATGGAAGTAATTGACGACGAACGTTTTTATGATGCATTTAACTGGGAGCCGGAAGCAGGTGGATTTGAACCGAGGAAAAAATCTTCCTCTCCTGCTACGACTGGTGCGCATAAAATCAATGTTTTAGTTGCCTGCTTAGAAACATGCAAGACTGTGCCGAAGATTTCAAGTATTTACTTTTTCAACCCAGGAAGTCATACCGAAGGAGATGGATACCTGTATCAGAACCGTTCTCTGTCCGATACATTTGTATTCCCGAACGGAAAAGATGGCAAGGTAGACAGTGTATATGTAGATACAGATACAGTAGAATACGCAGGAGAATAAGATGGCTTATAAAAGTTACGTCTCAGAAGCGTACTATACAGATTACTATGAAGGAAGTGTGATGCCGGAGGGCAGTGCAGAGAAAGCATTGTTGCAGGCATCACGACATATTGATTCCCTGACTTATAACAGAATTGTAAGTCAGGGATTTTCTAATCTTACAGAGTTTCAGCAAGAAATTATTAAAGAAGTAGTCTGTAAACAGGCAGAATTTGAGTATGAAAATGCAGATATGATTGAAAGCGTACTGTCTGGATATAGCATCAATGGTGTTTCTGCGCAGTTTGGAGCATCATGGAATGTATTTACAGACAAGGGTGTTGCAATGCGTAAAGACGTGTACTCGATGTTATGTCAGACAGGTTTATGCTGCTGTAGACTTGCGAGGTGATTGAATGAAATATCCTTGTTTAGTACCCAAACGGTTATGCACGATTGATATTGTACTTAAGTTTGACCGAGAGGGATTGAATGAGTATGGAGAACCGCTTGAGGCAGTCGAATTTGTCGGAAAATGCAACTATCAAGATAAAGCAAAAACAGTGCTTACAGCAGAGAAAAAGCTGACAGAAATTACTGGAACGGCATTATTTTCAGGCGATATCTGTCCTACACTTGCAGTGATTTCTAGTGGAGAGGCTGAAATCTTTGGAGTGAGTCGTAGAATTATCGAGGGCAGAAAAGCGAGAAATCCCGACGGAACAGTCAATTATACGGAGGTGCTTTTAGAATGATTCGAGTTAATTCAAATGTAAGACTGAATTTTCCGGCAATAAGAAAATTGTCAGATGCGCAAGTTACCGCATTAGAGCAGACAGCAGAGGTATTACATACCGAAGTAGTACAGGCACAGGTATTTCCTTTTAATACTGGCAATTTGCAGAATGAAAGCACGTCTGTAGACTACTCACAGAGCAAGAATGGCAAGGTGACAATCGTATCAACAACACCTTATGCACGGCGGTTGTACTTCCATCCGGAATATCATTTCAAAACTTCTGAAAATCCTCACGCAAGAGGTGATTGGTACGAAGATTGGCTGCCAAATGGCTCTAAAAGTCAGTTTGCAATCGAGGCATATAAAAAGCTGTACAGGAGGTTGAGTGGAGTATGATGCTATCGGATGTGAGGGACTTTGTAGAGTCTCTGAAACTGGCAGATTATGTCTATATGAGCAAGATGCCAGACAAAAAAGAGAAGTCGTTTGGTGTATACAATAGTAAACATCAAAATGAATATCATACTGCTTTGGGCGGTGTCTCCTGTGAGGGGTATGGCGAAAAATATGTCTCAATTCTAGTACACTGGAACAAATCTCCACGTGACTCTGAAAAGTCTGCTACAGCGTTATTTGAAGCTATCAGAGCAGTAAGAAATGTAAAAATAAACGAAGAAACAATTAATTTTATTCAGCCACTTTATGATTTACAGGATATTGGCACAGATGAAGCGGGTATCTATGAGTATGTTATCGAAGTGGCTGTAAATTATCGGAAAGGAAAATAAGCATGGCAGGAAAAACAAATGTATTTGTGGTTTCGGAAAATATGTTCAAAGTAGGAGCGACAAAGGAAAGTGCAACCACAATTGCAGATATGGAAAGCTTTTCTGTTTCAATCTCAAATGGAGTTGAGAACTGGACCCCAATGGATACAGAGGGATGGCAGAGGTCTTTAATGACTTCAAAAGCGATTACAATTACTCTGAGTGGTAAACGTAACATCGGAGATACAGGTAATGATTTCATTGCAGGGAAATTGTATAAAAATGGACATGATGCAGAAGGGTATTTTGAATGGACGTTCCCAGATGGAACGAAAGTGTCTTGGGATGCAGTTGTATTTGATGTTAAGAACTGCGGTGGTGGAGATGCTACAAATGTAGGCGCGCTAGAAGTTGATGTAATCAGCAACGGAAAGCCGACGGTAGTACCTGGCAGTGTTGCAATGTCAGCAGATGTAAATAAAACTGTAAAATAAAGGAGTTAGAGATGGCAAAAATTGTAGATATCAGTGAAAAATTATCTTTTGATGAGAATCCGATTTTAAAAATTGGAGATTTAGAAGTAGAAGTAAACTCTGATGCTGAGACAATGCTGAAATTGATGGGAACATTAGATAAAGGTGAGAATATGTCAGCAGTAAAAGAGTCAATGGAGCTTCTTTTTGAAAAAGGAGCAGTAGAAAAAATCTGTAGCTTAAAGGATAAAAAAGGCAAGAAACTTTCTGCAAGTTCTCTTTCTAAAATTGTAGAAACTGCAATCGAGCTTGTTGTAGGGAATAACGAGGGAGAGTAGTGACCCGTACTATGATTTGATTGACGATTTTGATTTGATTGTATCGTCATTTCAGAGCGAGTACGGGATAAGACTTTCACGAGAATTGCCGGCAGGAATGAAGTGGGACGAATTTCGGGACATGCTGATTGGTCTGGGACCAGATACAGCGCTTGGAAGAATTGTATCCATCCGAGCAGAAGATAGAAAAGAAATGCTTGAACAGTTTACTCCGGATCAACTGAGAATCAGAAGCGAATGGAGAAGCAAATGGGCAAAACAAATGGCTAAGACGAATTCACAGCAAATGGATGCAGCATTAGAAGCGATTAGGCAGGGATTCTTGCAGATGGCAGGGATAAAAGAATAGATTTACATTTCTATATGATTTTTATATAATTTGTATATAAAAGAGTATAGGAGGGTAAACAGGTGAAAATATGTCTTAATTGTGGTGATAAGCTGCTAGATGGAGCGAAAAAGTGCCCACATTGTGGAGTAAAAGCAAAGGATTTTCCAATTGTGGATTCAAATGATTTAGAAAGAATCGAGGAAATTAGAGCGAGTGTTCCACATCCGAAGTCAGGAACCCCGAAATGGGTGGAAAAAGTGGAAGCAAAGCAAGGTCTTTGGCAAGCTGAAAAAGATAAGAAACAAATGAAAATAGATATGTCAAAGAAATCAAGAATAACAAGAGCAAAGGTGGAAGGAAAAGCATATTGCCCGAAATGTGGTAGTACAAGCATAACTTATGTTGATAAAAAATTGAGCATTGGAAGAGCACTGGTAGGAGATATTCTGGCAGGTTCTACAGGTGCTATTCTTGGGGGATTGAGTAGTAAAAAAGGATATGCAAAGTGTTTGAATTGTGGACATAAATGGAAAAAATAAATATTAGGTAAAACCCAAAGGGACGCTGAAAGGCGTCCTTTTTTTGTGGGAAAAAGGCAGGTGAGGCAAGATAGCAGAAAGCGTTGGACAAATTGGGTTAGATTTGGTTGTAAATCAAAATGCATTTAATAGGCAAATGCGTGGAATTACAAGTGTAGCAAAAAAAGCAGGTGCAACAATTGCAGCAGCTTTTGGTGTAAAAAAACTTATAGAATTTGGAAAAAGTTGTCTTGACTTAGGTTCTGATTTGGCAGAAGTTCAAAATGTTGTTGATGTAACATTTCCACAGATGACAGCACAAGTGGATAGTTTTGCACAATCAGCAGCGAAAAATTTCGGATTGTCTGAAACAATGGCTAAGCAATACACTGGTACTTTTGGGGCGATGGCAAAAGCCTTTGGATTTTCGGAAAAACAAGCTTATGATATGGGGACATCACTTACTGCGCTTGCAGGAGATGTCGCATCCTTTTATAATCTTTCGCAAGATGAAGCGTACACAAAACTTAAATCTGTTTTCACAGGAGAAACAGAGTCGTTAAAAGACTTAGGTGTCGTAATGACTCAAACAGCATTGGATAGTTATGCGCTTGCAAATGGTTTTGGAAAAACAACTGCTCAAATGTCAGAAGCTGAAAAAGTAGCACTCAGATATCAATTTGTACAGGAACAGCTTGCACTTGCAAATGGAGATTTCGCAAGAACATCTGGCGGTTGGGCGAATCAGGTTCGAATTCTTTCGTTACAATTTCAATCCCTAAAAGCCAGCATCGGACAAGGCTTAATAAATGTTTTTACTCCTGTTTTAAAGATGATTAACACTTTAATCGGTCGACTTATAACATTGGCAAATGCGTTTAAATCTTTTACTGAGCTTATAACAGGAAAAAAAAGTAGTGGTAGTTCTGCCGGTCAGATGTCTGATTTAGGCAGTGCAGCATCAGACGCAAGCACAGGGCTTGACAATGCTTCTGACTCAGCGGATACGGCAGCATCATCTGCGAAGAAAGCAGGAAGTGCGGCAAAAAAGGCAGCAAAAGAAATGCGTTCCTTGATGGGATTTGACCAGATTAATAAACTTTCTGACCCTAGCGATAATGATGATAACGATGATTCTGATGACGATTCAGGAAAGAGTAATACAGTTCCGGACATTGCACCGACAAAAGCGAATTTTGGAGAGCTGGCAAAAGGTGAAACTGCAATAGATAAAATAGATGACAAATTAAAAGGATTAATAAATAAATTTAAAGAGCTTGCGAATTTATTTAAAAAAGGATTTGTTATTGGTTTTGGAGATAGTGAAAAACGCATTGTTTCAATTAAAAGGCATTTAGAAAACATCGGAAAAATTTTGAATGAAATTTTTACAGATAAAAAAGTTGTTGCGTCTGCAAATAAACTTTTAAATTCGATAGCTTTAAACGCTGGAAAAGTCGCAGGCTCAATGGCAAGTATAGCCGTGACAATTGCAGATAATTTTGTTGGAGGAATAGATAAATATTTACAAAGCAGTAAAGAGTACATCAAAAATCAAATAGTTTCTATTTTCGATGTAGGTGCGAGAATTTTTGATTTAGTAGGTGATTTTGCTGTAGCTTTTGCGGAAGTTTTTGCAGTTTTTTCTGGAGAAAATGCAAAGCAATGCACCGCTAGCTTGATAGGAATTTTTGCAGATACGTTTTTAGGGATTCTAAATCTTGCATTACAATTTGGTACAGATATTCTGGAATTTATCACACGTCCATTTGTCGAGAACAAAGATAAACTTATAGAGGCAATTGATAATACCCTTGCACCGATTTCTATTTTGCTTCAAACACTTCATCAAGGCATCAAAGATATATTTGGAAAAATCAATCAGGTATATGAAACAAATATACACCCTATGTTTCAGTCTTTTACAGATGGAATCTCAGAAATTGTTTCTGTATTTTTAGATTTGTACAATGAGTGTATTTCTCCAGTTTTAGATAAAATTGCTGAGAAATTTGAAGATTCTTGGAAAAACCATGTTTATCCAGCAATTGCTGAGTCCATAGAATTTATCGGAAAAGTAGCAGACTTAATAAAAGTATTATGGGAAAAAGTTTTACAACCGTTTATCAAATGGGTTATTCAAAATATTTATCCAGTAATTGCTCCAATATTAGAAAAAGTGGGTGAGATAGTATTAAACGCTTTTGATATGCTGTCTGATGTTATTGGCGGTATTTTGAGGGCACTTGGAGGTGTTATAGACTTTGTTGTAGGTGTTTTTACAGGAGACTGGAAAAGAGCATGGCAAGGAATCGCTGATATCTTTGGAGGCATTTGGGATGGAATAGTAGGAATATTAAGAGTGCCTGTTAATGCAATAATTGACATCATCAATAAACTTGTGTCGGCTGTTGCGTCAGGAGTGAATGGTATTGCTGATATGCTTAATAGCATCAGTATTCCGGAAGAAATTCCGATTGTTGGAGGATTGAGTTTTAATTTGCCGAATTGGACACCGAACCCTATTCCGCATTTGGCTCAAGGTGGTTACGTTAAAAAGAATACACCTCAGCTTGCAATGATTGGCGATAACTTGCATCAGGGCGAGCTTGTAGCACCGGAAGATAAATTACAAGCAATGGTAAATGCAGCAGTTGCTACAGTTGCAGGTACCGGAGGGATAAGTCGAGCTGAGCTGGAATCTATCATAAATAGTGCGGTGTTGCGAATTGTAGCCGCATTAAGTCAGATGGGATTTTATTTAGATGGCGAACTCATGGCAAAGGCAGTAAAAAAGGCGCAGGAAAATCTTGATATGAGATATAACCCTGTCAGAGTGATTTAAAGGCGGTGATGATGTGAAAGAGATTTTGACAGCAGGGGGAACAGCACTCCCTGCTCCGGTATCAATGACAATTAATGATGAGCTGATATGGACCTCTGACACTGGACGTCTGCTAGATGGAACGATGGCAGGGGAAGTTGTTGCAGAAAAAAAGAATATCTCTCTAAAATGGGGGATATTAACAGAGGCAGAAATGTCTCAAATCAGAAATAGAATTGTAAATAGTTTCTTTCCAATTTCGTTTCGAGACGATGGGATTGATATGACCGTGACGGTCTATCGAAGCACACTTAGCAAAGAGGTGCTTGGTAGATTAAGTGACGGTATTTTTTATTACAAAAGTGCAACTGTAGATTTGATAGAGAGGTAGAAAGATGATTGAAACAAGTACAGAATATCAAAAAGCAATGTCAGAAAATCATTTTTTTACCGCCCGAGTCATTTGTACACTGAAAGATGGTGCAAAACTTAAGTTTGATGAAACAAATTTGAGAGCGGATGGTGTAAAAATTTCAGATGCAGTAAGCAGTACAAGCAACTTTGAAATTGGTACAGCTATCACAAATCAGCTTACATTATCTATCTACAATGAGAATGATGCATTTTCAGACTATGATTTTACTAATGCGGAAATGAAAGTCTGGATAGGCTTGAAGCTGGAATCTGGTACAGAATGGCTTAAAAAAGGTGTTTTCATCGCTTCAGACCCAACGACGACACCGGATGTTATCACAATTAAGGCACTTGATAATATGAGTAAGTTCGACAAAATATATGATGGAGAATTAGCTTTTCCCGCAACATTGCAAAAAATTATACGATATTGTTGTGCTAATTGCGGTGTATTGCCTGCAAACAGCGTGTTTGATAACTATCAGTATGAAGTGCATACAAATCCATTTCAAACGTCTGAAAACGTCACATATCGAGCGATAATCGCATATTGTGCATTGCTGGCAGGATGCTATGCAAGATGCAATGCGGATGGTAGACTCGAATTAAAATGGTACGACAGAAATGCTTTTGATAGTATTAATGGTATCACAGAGGAAAATTCATCCTACTGGCATATACATCGTTTTAGCAGCTTGTCTGTTAATACGGAGGATATCTTAATTACAGGTATTCGGGTTACAGCAGCAGACTCCGAGGATGAGACAGGGGATATCAAAGGCGAAACATATCTTTGTGGTACAGAAGGATATGTTCTTGATATTTCAGGAAATCCGCTTATAGAAGCCGGCAGAGCAAAAGAGATTGCGGAATATTTAGCAACCAAAGCAGTTGGTATGAAATTTCGGACATTTGATGCCAGTGCGGAGGGGAATCCAGCGTGGGAGGCAGGGGATGCAGTTGTACTGACAGACCGGAAAGGAAATTCTTACTATTCTTATCTTACAAATGTTTCGTATAACATCGGAAATTATGCAAGTATTTCATGCGGGGCAGAGCCGGCAGAGAGGCATAGTGCAGACCGGTATGAAGAAATTAATAAAATAGTTGCAGATATTAAAAAAAATGCTCAAAAAGAACTTACAAAGTATGAGAAGTTTCTCGAACAGCTCAATAGTTTAGCAACAAATGCGATGGGGTATTACGAGACACAAGAGAAGCAGAGCGATGGAAGCACAATTATGTATATGCATGATAAGCCGGATTTGAAAGATAGTACAGTTGTATATAAGAAAACGATTGACGGCTTTTTTTGGAGTAAAGACGGTGGAAGAACATGGACATCAGGAATTGATAAGGATGGTAATGCAGTTCTAAATGTGATAGCTGTAACTGGCATACGAGGCGACTGGATAGATGTGGACTCCATTACAGCGGAACAGTTGTCTGTAGATTACAAAAAATCTGTCACAAAAGAAATAGAAGATGCAGACAGACAGCTGAAAGAGTGGTCAACCTCATATATCACGCAGACAATCAGCACAGCGGAAGATAAAATCACTCTAAAAAATGCGAGAGAAATTGCTGCTCTGATGCATTGTTACACAAAAAACGGAGAGTTTTCTGACACATTAGATCGGTGGCAGAACTCAAACACAACGGTAATTTCACTTGTAGAGCATAAAACGCTTGGTAAATGTGTAAGGTTTTCAGGTGCATCTACATCGGCATATTTACAACAATATTGGTCTGATATGCAGGCAGGTACTTATAAGTTGCGATTTAAAGCTGCTACAGATGCTGGATATGAGAGTCGAGCAAGAGTAAAATGTAGTTTTGATTCGATGCAGAGATTTACAGATGCAGGAGCATTAAAATCAGATGAATGGACACAATTTGAACTTGAATTTGAAGCTACAACAACAGGAAAGAAATATCTTTATCTGTATGATTATGTATCAGGCATTCCGATTTATTTAAAGGATGTCGAGTTGCTTGGAAAATATGAGATATACAACGAAGCACAGATAGTTTTATTAGACAATAAAATCTCTTTGAAAGTAACAAAAGACGAAGTAAATTCCTTAATTGAGCAAGGTGCAGAATCAATTAGATTACAAGCAAGTAAAATCTCGTGGCAATCAACTTACTCGTCTATGAGCGAAAATGGTGTCTTAAAATGCGCAAATGCGGAATTAAAAGGAACACTAAAAGCTGGAAGCGATACAGGCTATTGGGTACAGCTTGCGAGTTCTGGAAAGTTGACAGGTGGATACGGAAGCAGTCAGTATGGCTACATTGACTACTCTGCTACAGCTAAAAATTTGAATACCGGAGCAACTCACAAAGGGTTACAGATTCAAGGTGGCTGCTTGAGGATATCTACTAATGAATTAGCAACAAGGTCATCAAGTAATGTAAGTGATACGGCATACATCGGTGGCACTGGCACAATTTCTTATATTTCTAAGATTGTAGATAATGGGAATGGCTCAATCACATGGTATACAAGTGATTTAACATTTGAAAATGGTCTGATGGTAACAGACATCTAAGGAGTTGAAGCATGGCGAAATATATAGCAAAAAAGGATGGTTTTGGTATTTTTTTAAGCAAACCGGAACAGATAGAAAAATATTTAAAAAGTGGTTGTGATATCTATAAAATGGAGGATGAAAAAGAAATATTGTTTGCGTCTCCTGACTCTTGTTTACCTAGAAAAATTCCTGAGTTTGGTGCAGTTGAGACGTTTTCATTGAAGGAGAATTTGTGATGGAAGAAAAAAAAGAGCAGAGAAAAGAACAGAAAATAATGCCACTCAGTGCTGTATTAGAATGTGCTACAGAAGAATTAGGAAGTGCAATTTTTGCAATCAAAAAAAAATACAGCTTGCCGGCTGGTTTCCTCGACCTTGCGCTTACTCCTGTTGTGTGTAAAGTCAAAGAAATGAAGAATGCAGAGTTATCGCAAGTTTTAAAAGAATATAGCAGAGACGATGAAGAATAAATGCAAAAGAGGTGATTGAAAGTGCTTGTTGCAAATTTTAAAGAAAAAGATGAAGAAATCGAATTAGAAGGACTCTGGCAGTATGATTTTGGTCAGAAACTGCAAATCATCGGTTTGGGACTCCCAGAAATTTTTGAAGTACATTTCTTTTGGCAGGGATTAGAAAAAGCTAAAATTGTGACTGGGCATACTGAAAATGAAGTATCAAGTGTAGATATTCCGAACGAGGCTTTAGTACAGAGACGAATGATTACAGCGTACATTTATTTATCCAGTGCGGAAGAAGGCGAAACAACAAACACTGTGAGAATGTTTGTGAATAAACGTCCTGCACCAGAAAATTTTGAAGTTTCTGAGAATGTTGATTTGTTTCATTATACACTTATGACGGTAGCTGAATATTTGAGACAGACAAAAATAGCAACAAATGAAACAAATAATAGCGTGATTGATGCAGAAGCATGGGCGCATGGACATTTGAATCATCCTGAGCGGAATGAAGATAATGCGAAATATTATGCAGAGCAGGTAAAAAAGGAAGCAGCGTCGGTTTCAGGCAGGGCAGAAGAGGCAAAAAAAGACATTAATAAGTACGTACAGCAGAAAGAACATGAGCTGAAAGGTGAAACAGGCAATGTATATTTTGCAGCTTTTAAAGTTGCGAACGGACGTTTGAAGATGTATTCTAATCCGGCTGTCGATAAAGTATGTTTTCATCGGACCGGTAGCCGGCTGAAATATCGTTTAAAAGTTTAAATTATCTAGGAGGAGAAGATGGAAAATAGTACAGAGAACAACTATCAAGAAACTGATTTGGGTAATGTGTCGCCAAACCCACGAGGAGAGTATAGTTTTACTGCAGAATATGAATATCTTGACCTTGTAAGTTACGAAGGTGGAAGCTATTTGTGCACAGTAGAGCTTGGAGAAACAGTTACTAACGTATCTCCTGCTGCTGGAAAAAATACGGATATTTGGCAGTTGCTCACGTTGCCCGGTACACTTACGGCAGAATACATTGCCATGCATGATGATGTTGTGAACAAGGCAAAACAAGTAGAAGCATCCACTGCCGCAGCAGAGCTGGCACAGCAGGAAGCGGAATCGGCACTGGCAGATGTGGAACAGTTGCACTCAGATACAGTTAGTGCAGCGAACAGAGCGACTGAAAGCAGAGATAGTGCTGCTGGATATGCTCAAACGGCAGAAATGGCACGAAATAAAGTAAAAGAATCAGAAGAAAATGTAAATGCACAGGTGACAGGGTTTGATATTTATGTTGCAGAAAAAACGCAAGAATCAGAGCAGGCAATCGCTGATGCAAGACAGCAAGCCGTGCAGACTGTTGCAAAACAGGGAGAACTGTCTGTACAGGCAGTGAAAGATGAAACGGCAGAATACATCGAAGAGCAGAAGAACACAGCAAAAGAAGAGATTAACAGTCGTGCAGATGAGAAAATCGAAGAGATAAATCAAGCCTACAAACCGCTTGATGAGAAAGTTGAACTGTTGAATGAAGATGTTGACACTTTAAAAAGTAGTACGAAAGAGCTTAATGATAAGAAAATTACAAAGTTTTATGCGAGCAATCAAGGTGAAACTCATATCACTGATTCTGACAATGGAAAGATTCAGGATATGGTTCTGTATGGAAAGAGCGAGCAGAAACAGTATAAAGGTATAAATTTGTTCTCACCAGATACTAAATTTAAAGAATATATAGAAGTTTCTATTTCCAAAGGTTCGTTTGTATTTTGGGCTACAGATGGAACTCCGGCTAATGGTGGTAATTTTAAATTCTTCAACGAAGACAAAACAGAAAGTATGTGGTTTGGACTTGATTCCGGTACTACTTCAAAGGTACTACCTTTAACACTTAATGCGAAATATGTACAGAATCTTGTTACTACAGGTTTTGATTTATCAAAAATATGTTTAGGTATTGGAAATGAACCAATATATGAACCATATACTGGAGGCTTCCCATCTCCGAATTTGGATTATCCGCAAGAAATTAAGAGTGTTGTAAATCCTGTCGTGAAGATCTGCGGAAAAAATTTATTGAAAGCGACATTAGAAACGCAAGAAAAATATGGTGTATCGTGTAAAAACAATAATGATGGAACATACACATTTAATGGCACATTAACTAGCAGAGAAAACATTGATTTTTATTTTATTGGAGACTATTCTGCAGATAAGCCAATAAATAATAATACTAAATTTTTCGGAACAATTGGATTGAAAAATGAAATTGATGGAATATCTGCATTTGCTATACACAAAGCGAAAGTTATTGCGTCTGGTCATACATCTTTTGCAGGAGAAGGACTTGTATCTGCTTTTATGGTTAGAATAAGAAAAAATGTAGTCTTAGATAATTTAGTTCTGAAACCAATGTTAGTGTCATCAGAAGAAGAGGGCGAATTTGAAGAATACAAAGGGCAAGTTGTAACATTTCCGTATACTTTAAATGCAATTCCAGTTAAAAAAGGTGGGAATTATTCTGATGAAAATGAATCGTGTTGGATTTGTGATGAAATTGATTTAGAACGGAAAGTAAGAATACAAAGAATAAAACATTTAAAAATTTCAGAGAATTTGTTGACTAATCAACCAATTGAAGGAGCACATTTTTATTTGCAAACTTCAATAGAAGATTCAAGTTTGAACGGTAGTGGCTTACAGGCATTTGAAAAAGTTTTATGTAAAAATTTACCTGTAATTACACAACTTGAAGAAACAAAATATAGCTATCCAATAGTTACTCCTTATGGTCATGATGGCTATTTAGAGCTGAGGTTTAGAGCACCAACAACATTATATGAAACATGGGAGGATTTTGCAAAGGACATTGTAGGAAGTGAATTTTTGTATCCGCTGAAAGTACCAATCGAAAGCGGATTAACTGATGAAGAAATTAAAGAACTTCAAAAACTTGAAACATACTATCCAGTGACAAACATTTTGACAAAATCAGACAAATTTGACGGATACGCAACATTCAATTACCCTGTATCGCTTGAAAACGGCTGGAACTATGTGAAACAGCAACTCAACGACAATCGTGATTATATCTATGATATGGACACAAAAACGCAGGACATTGATATACAGGCGGCAGAAGCGTATGTTAACAGCGAATACGCAGTAGCACTCACAGAATTGGAGGTAATGTAATGTTATACAAAACACTTTTGAAATTAAAAGAGAGAAACGGACTTACAGATGATTTGAAGAATAAGATCGATATCTTTTTTGCTACCGGCAGAATTACTGAGGAACAGTATAATGAGTTAATGGATATCGAAGAAAACATCGAAGAGTAGGTGAAATACATGGAAATTCGAGCAGGACCGCAAGGTCTATTTTTTTACGAATAAATCAGAAAGTGAGAAAAAATGTGGAAGAAATTTTATTGCAGACATATAATATAGTGCTTCCGATTTTGCTAGGTTACATTGTCTGGCTTCTAAAGAGGCAGAAAAAAGACAGGGATGCAAATAGCAAAGGAACGATGCTGTTGCTCCGTGTACAGTTAATTGAATATCATAGTAAGTACACAGCGCTTGGAACCATCCCCAGTTATGCGTATCAGAACTATTGCGAGATGTATAATGCATATCACGAGCTTGGTGGGAATGGTATGATTACAAAAATGAAGCAGGAAATCGACGAGTTACATATAAGCCAAAAAAGGAGAGAGAAATAAATGGAACAAATTATGAATTATGTAAAACCGGAGCTTGTAGTAGTTGCAGTTGTGTTATATTTTGTCGGGATGGCATTAAAGAAATCGCAGACGGTAGCAGATAAATATATTCCGCTTACACTTGGAGCATTTGGGGTGATTATCTGCGGAATCTATGTAGTTGCGACTTGCAGTTTAGTTGGCGCACAGAATGTTGCAATGGCAATTTTTACTGCGATTGTGCAGGGAATTTTAGTGGCAGGACTGAGCACATATATTAATCAGATTATTAAACAAGCAAACAAAGAAGAGTAGAGAGGGTGAGTAATCATCCTCTTTTTTGTTACCAAGAAAGGAAATTGACATGAATATTATTGAAACAAATTTAAAATTCAGAACTGCTTTGACGATTAGAAACAGTACAAACAGAATTATTATTCATCACGCAGAAGCAAGCAATTGCACTGCACAGGATATTCACCAGTGGCATCTGAATAACGGCTGGTCTGGAGCAGGATATCACTTTCTTGTGAGAAAAGATGGAACTGTTTACAGATTACGTCCGGAAAATAAAATAGGAGCACACGCATCTGGCTCAAATTCTGATAGCATTGGAAT